GACTACGACCGCCTGGGCGAGCTCGAGGGCCCCATCCTCCAGATCCAGCTCGACAACCTCACCAGGGAAGTCCTCGACCACGAGAGGCGCCTGCGCGTCCTCGAAGAGGTCGCCACCCGCTTCAACTTCCTGCTCTACCTGACGATGGGTGGCGGACTGTTGACTTTCCTCAACCTGCTGGCCCTCGCCCTCCTGCTGGTCCGCACCGCCCCGTAACCGTTCACCGTGCCAGGTGCCACGCACTCACCTGCACTGCACCACACCTGCCCTTGCGGTCGGTGCAAGGGAACGCAGTGCGGTGCAAGTGTTGGAAGTGCGTGGCACATCCCGGTCAAAGACTTAGTGCCCCTTGGTGTCCTTCGTGGTTAAGAAATGAATCCCCCCAAATCCCCCCGCTCGGACCCCCTCAAGCACGGCCTGTACGCGCACCACTTCAGCGCGAGCCAGCGCGCCGCGCTGAGGAAGATGGACCCGGCCGATATATCCTACGAGCTGGCCGCGCACCGGGTGGTGAGCGCCAGGATCTTTGACCAGATCATGGCCAGCGAAGACGACCCCGCTACGCTGGTCAAGCTGGCCACCGCCTGGAGGGCCGTCGTCAGCGCCATCGCCGTGCTGGCCCGGGCACACGCCGCCCTCACCAACCGGTCCTCGCCCCTGGACGACGCCCTGGAGGAGGCCCTTGCCAATGTCGAGCCCTATCTCAGCGACTGACAAGCCCGCCAGCCAGGTCAACGACCCGCTGGGCTTCAGCGGGGAGCCCGGGCAGCTGGTCCTGCGTCCCTACCAGGCGGCCCCCCTGGAGGCCATCGTCGATAGTATGCGTCGTGGGCGGGGTCTTTCCTTCGTCGTCATCTTTCCGCGGCAATCCGGCAAGAATGAAACACAGGCGGCTTTATTTACCTACCTGCTCTGCCTGTTCTCCAAACGCGGGGGGGACATTATCGCAGTAAGCCCAACCTACAAGCCGCAGACCGAGAACGCCATGCACCGCCTGGAAAACAGGCTTAACGCCAACCTCCTGGCCCGGCCAAGGTGGAAGAAGAAAGCCTATATCTACCGCATAGGCGCCGCCCGTTGTGTGTTCTTCAGCGGAGAGGGGACCTCGAACGTGGTAGGCGCCACCGCTTCGCTGCTGCTCAGCGTGGACGAGGCCCAAGATGTAGCCATGTCCAAGTATGACAAAGACTTCGAACCCATGGTGGCATCGACAAACGCGACGAGGGTATTTTGGGGGACCAGGTGGACCAGTGACACACTCCTCGAAAGAGAATACGCCGCGGCCGCTATCGCTGAAAAGAGCGACGGTCGCCGGCGTGTCTTCTTCATCACCGCGGACGATGTGAGTGCCGTACTCCCACCCTACGCCGCACACGTCGCCAGTGTGATCGCCAAGCATGGCCGCGATCATCCCCTGGTCCGCACGCAGTATTTTGGAGAGACGATTGACGCAGAAAGCGGAATGTTCCCGCCCGCACGCATGGCACTGCTGAAGGGAGAGCCTGACTATCACCCTTCGGGTGAAACGCCGACCGCATTCCTGATTGATTGCGCCGGCACCGACGAAGCCCAGCGCCAGGGTGAAGATTATCTAGTCAATCCTGGCAGAGACAGTACAGCCCTCTCGATCACAGCCCTGGACCTCTCAGAGATCGGCACGCTTCAGGCACCAATCTTCAGAGTCTACGAACGCCACACCTGGCAGGGATCAGACGCCTTGCAAATCTACGGGCAGGTCGTCGCCCTGGCCGAGACCCACCGCCCGCAGTATTTCGTCATTGACGCGACCGGCGTAGGGGACGGACTGGCCGCACTCCTTACCCGTCGCTTCGGTCCCGACCGTGTGCTACCCGTGCGCTTCACGGCAACCGTGAAGTCAGACCTAGGATACAGGCTGATCAGCATCGTGAACACGGGCCGGCTCCGCCTTCACGCCTTCCCCCGTCAGGTCGAACTGCAATACGAACACGCACGCGCCGAGGTCCTGCCAGGCCCAGGGAAAACGATGCGCTGGGGAGTCCCCGAGAGTGCTCGGGACAAGCAGACCGGCGAACTGATCCACGACGATTTCATGCTGGCCGACGCACTGACCGCGGTCCTCGACCGTTTCCCATGGGCACCGTCCACGCCCACCACCATCATAGAGCAGCCCGACGCCCTGGAGGGCGCTGACTATGCCTTCTGACCTGGCTTCTGCCCTCCTCCTCCTCGGCGCCTGTTTGGGCCTGTTCGTGATCCTTCGCGTGGTGCTCCACGCTTAGGCCCGCACCGCCATACCTGACGAGGCACAAATGCCCACCAAACGCCCCACAGTAAAGCAACTCCAACAGGCGCTAGACATTACCACCGACGCGCTGCAGGCGGCGCTCTCAGTGCGCGAAACTGACAGCAACTTCTTCACTGGTGGGCTCAGCCCCCTGTACGATGGTCGCCTGAACTGGGACCGCAAGAAGATTTTTGCGGAGAGCCTTCGAGCCTGGCGGGTGAACCCCATAGCCAGGCGCATCGTGAAACTCATGACCTCCTTTGCGATCGGCAAAGGATTAACTATCAAGAGCGAAGACCCAGCCGCCCAGGCATTCCTGGACGAGTGGACCCAGCACCCACTGAATGACTTCAGGCGCAACGTGAAGCGATGGAAGGACGAAGACACCCGCACAGGGAATCTATTCTTTCTGTTCTCCGTTGACGGCGCCGGCATGTCATACGTCCGAGCCGTGCCCGCGGAGATGGTGGACGAAATCCAGACCGCAGAGAATGACGTAGAGCAAGAGACCGGCTACGTCAGGCAGCAACTCCCCCAGGACACCTGGCCCGCCTACAAGCCAGGCGAAGCGCAGACTTCTTTCATGGTCCACTTTGCCAGCAATCAGCCCGTAGGCTCCCCGTGGGGCGAGGCAGACTTAAGCCCTCTCCTGGTCTGGATCGGACGCTACGCGGACTGGTTGGAGAACCGCGCCAGGCTCAACAAATACCGGACGGCTTTTATGTACGTGATTCGCGGCAGTTACAACAGCGAGACAGAGAGGGCCCTGCGCGAAGCCACGATCAACGCCAACCCGCCCAAGCCTGGCAGCGTGCTCGTCACCAACGCCAACGCCGGCGAAGACTGGGGAGTCTTGTCGGGCCAACTGGACTCCTTCGATGCTTCGATGGACGGCGAAGCGATCAAGAAGATGATCCTGGACGGCATCGGTCACCCCATGCACTGGCACGCCGAACCCGAGGGCGGCGCCCGCACCACAGCCGAAGCAGCCGGCACGCCCACCTTTAGGACCCTCGAAGAAATGCAGGTCGAATTCTTCATGGTCATTGAACGCCTGGCGCTGATCGCCTTGCAGGTCCGAGGCATCAAGACCACGGCGCCGCTCCAGGTCACAGGCCCCGACATAACCGAACGCGATAACGCCACCCTTGCCCTGGCCCTCGGCAGGTCATACCCCCAACTGGCGGACCTGTACGACCGTGAGGGGATCGAGCCCGCCGAATTCCTCCGCCTGGTCTACGCCACCTTCGCAGAGACATGGGAAGGCAAGGCGCCCACGATCAAGCGCAAGCCGCTGATCCAAACCCAGCCCGGCGCACTGACCGACGACGAGACCGAACCCGCTGACCCGGACGAAGAGAAAGCCAACGCCGGCCAGGTCCCCGAGTGGAGCGCGAACAACGCAGGCCGACGCACCTCGCACATGACCATCAACATGCCAGAGCAGCGCCACGCCGTGACTGTCAACCTGCCCGCCGCAGCACCCCCCGAGGTGATGGTCAACGTGGCACCGCCCGAAGTTAATGTCCAGGTCGACGCTCCTGCCATCGATATTAACTCGCTAAGTCAAGGACTCGCCGAAGCACAGGCCCCCATCATTGTGCAGGTCAACCCAACGCCGGTCACGATCCAGAACGACGTACAGCCGGCTGCCGTCACCGTCCGCAACCAGGTGACGCCGGCAGCCGTAACCATCGAGAACAAAATCCCCACCATCGAAGAGACCCACGTCGTGGAACGGGACAGTGAAGGCCGCGCCACCAGGATCAAGAAGACTGCCAGGCAATAAGTATTCCCATGCCTACGACTTTCCCGACCACCCTGGACGACTTCACCAACCCCACCCCCGCGGATCAACTCTCCACGCCCGCGGTCCTGCACTCGACCCAGCACGCCAACGCCAACGACGCAATCGAGGCCCTGGAGACCAAGGTCGGCGCGGACAGCTCCGCGGACCCCGCTTCTCTCGACTTCCGCCTCGCAGCTCTCGAAGCCGCGCCAGCCGGCGGCGATATATCGGGCACTGGCGTGGTGGGGCGGGTCGCAGAGTTCGTCACCGATACCAAGACCCTGCAAGCCGCGAAGATAATCGGCCCGGCGGTCAACATCCTGACCCTGACCAACGCGGCGGCGGCGACGTTGGCACTGAACATCACCGCGGCCAAGACGCTGACCCTGACAGCGGCGGACAACTACGCGCTGACCATCCCCGCCACGGGCACGGCGGCGCTGCTGGGGGTGGCGAATATCTTCACGGCAATTCAGAATGTTA